TGGCTCTCAAGCTCAAAAGTGAAACCGTTCCCCATGGTGGAGAACATTTCCAAGTCGTGCAAGCTTCCATCCGGTAGGATGGTGGACTTAACACGTAGGTCGTCAAGAAGTGACCACCACTCGAATGGCAGAAGGTTGATAATCAACTGCCGAGTGATAGAATCACTTGCTGAAGAAAGGTCAATCGTCGCAAGGTTCTCACGAACCGCACGACGAGCTAGGTCCTGGTTAACGGTTTGGTCATTAAGATTTTGACTATCCCGCCAGCGCAGTAGCCTACGTCGGATAACATTTCCAACGGACTTTTGCAACAGCACATTGATTTCGGGCTCTTTACAAGCCACTCGATCAATGTCTGACTTCTTTGGCACCGTGAACAGGGTCGAACTCTCGTTCAACGACAGAGTCTGACTACTTAAACGCGTGCCTGAGGCAAACGTGAGCCAGTGTGCTATCGCTGAGGTTGAAAGTTCAGCCTCACCGGTTAGTTTCGCTATCGCGGCCGCAGGCGACCGACGAACACGAGGGCTCGCTCCATTCGTATGCATCCCAAAACAAACACACTTGGGATACTGGACTGGACCGAGAATTCTCGTAATTAAGGATCTCACCTCGTCACAGAGTGATCGAGAGTGTATCCAGCCAAAGTCAACGTCGTTAATGATAAGACGTTGGTTGGTTCGAGAATTTCTGGAATCAACCGACAACCACTTGTTGACGGCGTTCTCTCGCCTAACTTCAGCGGGGGTTGTATCTCGATCACAATACTTCGAAAGAATCTCTTCTTTGAGGTACTGTGTCTTGAATTCACCCTTAATAAGGTCATCATCGAGAGCCTGTAGCAGGCTTCTGATAAATTCCTTGCTAAAGTTATCCGGTAGAGAAACATCGAGGGACTTCCCTCTATGATGTTTCTGTCTTGGCATTTTACGTACTCCTTGTGGATATTTACGTGAAGCCACCGATGTACATCGGAAGCGTTGTTAACTACAAGCCGCTCCTTAGTCAGATCCGAGCAAAATCTGAATGAGGCTGAAGACATCTTCGATGCCTTCCCCTTCATCCAGTAAGCCGTATCCGACCAGAAAGGGCATCACCATGACCACCGCAACTGCGATGATGATGGTGCCTGTACTGCGTCCCGCGAAGGCCAATAAAACCTTGGGGGAACGGAGCACTTTGGGGATCCGGAGTTTCACCATGAAACTCCTTAAAAGATCTCCTCGAGTCCAACGACGGTCGAGTTAACGACCGTTTGGGCCGGGGCGAGAGCGTTGGCGAACATGCCAACGAGATTCTCCCGCTCCTGCTCAGTACACTGACCCGGATACGTGAAAGTCACGTCCGCGTACAGCGTATGCTGGGCTCGGGTGTAGTCAACGCCGTTGATGGTCTCAGTGACCGCCTTCGGCACGGCAAGAGTCATCCGGATCTTTGTTTTAGTTCCAGATGTCTTCCAGGAGATGTTCAGTTTACTGGACACCTCGGGAACAAGGCCTGCTTCTCTGAAGCGGGCCATGTTACTGTCACCACCCTGAGGCACGAAATCGTGTGCAACGGGGGTGTCTTCACGGTCATTGACCGTGATGGTAGCGCGTTCAGCCATAAGGTTGAACCTCTAGTGGATAACCTCCACCATGGTCTCCTTGTGAAGGAGATTTTGCCAGGATGGCACCAACACCCGTTTATCGGGAATCGGCTGGTCAACGTGTTAGCACAAGGCTAGCCAACGACGCTGTCCGAGACTTACCGAGATCAGCTATCCGTAGGAACGGAGGCTGGCCGGTAAAGCTCAACAGTGGCACCCGATGCCAGTTTTTCAACTGGGCACTGAGTGACGGCAAATTGCCCTCATAGAAGATTTCTGACTCGCCCTTTACTTCAAGGTCGAGCCGCCAATCAGTCCATGTGGTGATATAACCCGAACGGAAAGTCGTTCCCATCGGGTGGGTTAAGGAGCTTATGAAGGCTCCCGCACCCGTAAACCAGTCAACGGCAAACGAGAGAGGAATTAGATCCCAAGCCAGCTCTAGCGGGTTTGTTAACCCAAATTGAGTCAGCTTGTATAGGGTTGGGTTCGATATCTTGAACCTATAACCTACTTCTACTCCTCTCTTGGAGTCCCAATCAAGTTTGGTGGCAACAAAGCCAGGCCAAAGATTGGGCGGCGAGAGCGGATCATCGTCTTGTGAGACGGTGACCGAGAGCGCCGGTACATCATCGTTAATTCCATCGGAGATGGTTTTACACATGTTGTACACGTCACTCATCAGGGGCTTTAAGCCATACTGGAGACTTAACCAGTAGGCGGCAGCGTCCTGTGAGTAACTGCCGTGGGTATGAAGCTGAAGCTTTGGAGGCAGAACTTTCCGCCCGGAGATCCGGGCGGCTGCAACCAAAGACCTTTTCCTCAGCCTAATAGCCTTGACCAGCCTGAGACCCAGTATAATCAGATCTGCAGCAAAGTTAGCGGTTTCCCGCATTTCGCCGAAAGTCTGACCAAGGTTGAGGTCCGAGCCATTGATGACTCTTGCTCGCGCTCTCTCAAGTGCCCGCGAACGGGCATAACCTGAGATCACTGGTTCTCGAGGTATCGAACTAGCAGTCTGTGTCCCATAGTTTGGGAGGTACGTAACACAAATGTTCCTACTCGCCGCAGTTTCAGAACGGCGGCGATAGAAACGGTTATGTCCAGGCACACGGAAAACGTAACTGTATGCCTCTTGACTGCACAAGAACTCTTTACATCCATAATCGGTAGGGTCAAAGTAACCACTACCGTACTTGAATGTAGGAGAGCTCACGTCACGCCACTTATCCGTAACGTCGTGATCCCTATAGTAGGGGCCACTCCACTTCTTCCAGGGACCCGATTTCGAGGGGGCATATTCTCTATGCTCCACGATATCGAACCTTTGAAGCAGTGTTACATCACGGATAGGCATGGCCTGATAGTCCTTATGCAATTTGCGTAAGGAAGAGAGCACCTTCGGGT